AAGATTTCTCTGAGCTGGTGTCATTTTTGCTACTTTAGTTTTTGGTTTAAGTTTCTTTTTTGTAGTTTTAAGACCAACATCTACGGAACCTTTTGGTTCTTCAGGATATTGTACATCTTTAACTGGTGTAGCACTCGCTACTGAATCTTTCATTACAGTCATAACCATTGAATGATTTTGTTCTGTAGGTGTGATCTTATGATGTAAACTTGTAATTAAATACCTACCAGACAATATCGGATCAACAGCATCTTTTCCAGAACTTACAGACAATGGTTTATTTGATGGTATAACAACATTAATCATATCCCCAGCCATAACATCAGTATTTCCATATGTTTCAATTTTTAATGTAAAATATTCTCGTTCTAATTCTCTGGAAATTGATTCCTGTAACCATTCTTCAGCATTATTATCAGTTCCATAGGAAAATAAGTTGTCACTAGCTGTAGGATGTACAAATATTTTTGAATCTGGAAATTCTGTAATTGTTTTTTTCTTATCAATTATTCCCTGTGAAACAACAGTACCCGAATTTTTATCTTCTTGATTTGTAGAATTTCTTATTGCAAATGAATCTTTTGTATAATCAAATTCAAATTTTTGAATATTCTTGTTGAATATATCATGGTAATAAAGAGTAGATCCAAACATACCAAGCTTTGTGTTCAGAAAATTATTTGTATTATCTTCAACTTCCCAATGTAAAATGGTTGTGGCAGATTCTGTTGGTGGTTCATTTTCCTGTGGGGGTTCAAATTTATAAGTTCTTTTATGATCAACAGATAAATCCCCTTGAGAACCAATTAAACTATCTAATGACCTAAAATGAAACCCATTTGGATTTTCAAAAAATAAAAAATGTGGGGATTGTTCTTCAGCACTTACAGCTTCTGTTCTTAAAAGTTCTATTGTTTGAAAAGGGTTAAGGTTTGGAATTACATATTTTCTAATATTTTTAGTTAAGTCAATATTTATCGGTTTATTTGTAGATAAGTAGTCATCATCTAATAATATTGTCTCAACTATATCACTTATCGTTCCATCAAAAGCAGCAGATATTTTGGTACGAATATTTTTATAATGTTCAAGAGAAGTCCAATTTAAAACAAGAGTTTGTTTTCTATCTGAGGTATGAAATCTAGTTTCCACATTATAAATTATTGCATTATATTCATTAAAATCTATTGTACCTTCGTGGCTAGGGGTTTGTAGTAAAAAGAGTAATCGTTCTTGGCCTAAAAATGGTAATATTTCTGCAACTCCTTCTGCATCAGCAATCATAATATTACCAGACATAAAAGAAGAATCAATACTTTGATAGATATTTAATTCTCTAACTTGGGAAAGTACATTTATTTTTTCTCCTGAACTTCCTACTATAAGAACACCATCTAAAGTATAATCACCAGCATTCTGATATACATTTTTATCTGCCATGAAAATTTATATTGAATTTTGAAACTCATCTACAAAAAAAGTAAGATAATCGTTTCTTAACAAATCAATTGATCTTTTTGATTCATTTAGAGCAACTTCATATTCATAATTTGTAACTATTGATGCAGAAGAGTATGTGGTATTCTCAACCTCAATTTTAGTAGTAGTATCACCAGAGGTTTGTGATATTTCATAATGATGAGTTTCATTAAGTTGTGTTTCAGTATATCTGGTTAAAAGATATTTTTGTAGTTGTCGAGTAGATTTAACCCAATCATGATTAACATCGGATATATCATTTAATAACATAACAACCCAATGATAATATGGACTTCCATGATGTTTGTCAGCAACTATTTCTGGTGTTTCGTTTTCTTTAACATCATAGGGGTCTAACATAACAATTTCTTTTTTCATATTAGCTCTTACACGAACACGACTCATAATGTCAGTAACAAGTTTTGCAGAACCATCACCTACAGGATCATATAATATTGTTGAAAATTGATTAAAATATGACATATTAAAATCCGTCTAGTACATCTTGTTTAGTTATAATTTTGGTTTCCATAAAATTTAGAGACATATCTATTTCAGTAGGGGGAGCTCCCTGTTCTCCTTCTAATGGTCTAAATGTTTGCCATGCAGTTGGAGAATAGTTTATATTAACTCCACCACAAACACACGTTGCGATTTTATTAATCCATTGGTTTTCATCTCCTCTATACATATAAAAAATATCCCATGTGGCTGGTACTGTAAAAAATCTACCATAACTCTGATCAGTAGGAAATTCTGGTAATGAGTGAAATTTGAAAGTTTTAATAATTTTTTGAACTTCAAATACTTCATCTGGGCTTTTTGGTCTAAATTGCCAAGTAAAATCAAATTTTCGCATATCAATCCCTTTAAAAAATGTTTCTAAAAATTTATTTTCTGCTTTATTTGATAATTTATCTTTAGTTGCTACTAAATCTCCACCAGCAAGAGCTCCTGCCATTGCAAGACCCATTCTTTCTACTTTTAATGCAGCTTGTTCTAAAAATCCAGAAATAGACCCACTCCAATTACCACTTTGCATTCCTGCCTGAATTCTACCAGTAGCTTCACCAATATCTCCACCCATTTCTGATTCTGCCCATTTTGGGGAATGTTGTGCTGTAATACCTGTATTGGGCATATACAAAGTTATAGCATCATTGGTTCGTTTGGTCAGATTTGGAAATCTAACACTTTTGTTTTCTCTATATAATACTTTATCTGTTTCTCCTACTTTCCAAGATTGTCCTTTTGAATCATAACTTCCAGCAGCTCCAGCATTTTTAGAATAACCTCTTTCATTTTTTAATATCGCTAATTGAGCTTTCTCTTTGCTTGATAATTTTTTTCCTCCCCTACCTTCCCAATCCTTTTTTGTTTGCAGCTCAGCTCTTTGCTCATCAGATTTCTTATTATATTCAGTCTCATTGGGAACATTAACATAGAACATCATATAGTGTCCTAAATCAGTTCTGGATTGGAGATCAAGAGGATATGAGAGTGAAGAATAGGCATACTTTCCCTCAACATTCATATGTGATAATGGTTCATTAGTAATAATGGTAGCAGTTCCACCATTTGGTGAAGCTGGTACGACTTTATTTTTTGGTGCTAGACCAAATCGCCTCATAGATTGGGCTATAAAATTTTGCATAAATATTCCTGTGAAGTCTTTCTAATTATTTATATGAACTACAAGGGTAAATTTCGTCCCACTAATCGAAAAAAGTATAAAGGGGATATTAATAATATTATTTATAGGTCTTTGTGGGAACGCAATTTCATGAAATATTGTGATGAAAACAAGAATATTGTTGAATGGGGCTCAGAAGAGCTTATAGTTCCTTACATCTCACCATTAGATAATAAACAACATAGATATTTTCCTGACTTTTATATTAAGACAAAGAACGGTGACAAATTTATGGTGGAAATTAAACCAAAAAAGTTTACTAAACCACCTAGACCAAAAAAACGTATCACTAAAGCTTATATACATGAAACTAAAGAATGGTATCGTAATCAAGCAAAATGGAAAGCTGCAAAAAATGTGTGTGAAAAGCTTGGATGGAAATTTCAGATAATAACAGAAGATCATCTCAAGACGACTAAATATATGTATGGCAGATAGTGTAGTAACAGATTTTTTAGCATCAGTAAGTGCAAAGAGTAAACAAGCTATGGATTGGTTTAAATCTATAGTTAGTAAAACTCGTAGAGCTGCGTTTCCTGCAGCAACTGCTAGAGATGAAATTATGCAGGAAAGGAATGTTGGAATTGATAATACACCTAAAATTGGAAGATTATATTTATTTCAATATGATGCAAAATGGAAAAACATATTGCCGTATTGGGATGTGTGGCCTTTAATTTTTCCTTTTGATTATGCAACCGATGGTTTCTACGGAATTAACTTACATTATCTCCCACCAACTGACCGTATAAATTTAATGTTACGATTAATTAAGAGCGCTGGTGCTGCTAGAAAAATGGATGAGAACTATAGATTAAAATTATCATATCAAATTATAACAAGTTTTAAACCAGCAAGACCTTGTATCAAACGATACTTATTTAGTCATGTTCAGGGAGCAGGTTTTTATGGTATTGGTGGAAATGATTGGAGTTATGCAGCTTCATTACCACTACAAAAGTTTAAAGGTGCAGGAACAGGAACAGTTTGGGAAGATTCAAAAAAATTCTATTAAGGTAAAACATGGCAATATTCAGACAAGGTGTAAAAGTAGGAAAATATGATATTCGTATGGGAGTCACTAAAAAAAGAGCACAGGGACTTCTTAGAAAACTTGGCATCATTGAAGATGATAAGGGCAGAAAGAAATATGAAAAGGATGCAATGGGTGAGGTACAAACTATCCGTACCATTGTTGCTAAAGGCGAAGGTTTCCAAATTCCTGCCAATTTTAAAATAGAATTTCAACAGCCTCGAGGCATAGACCAACAAAAATTGGATGAAGATGAGTATGGTCAGATGGGGTTTTCTGGATCAAATAGTGGTAAAGTAAAATCTGGTGGTTTAGATTGGAGAACTCATAATATGAATAAATCATCAAGTGGATTTCTTCGTCAGTTGTACCTAGCAGCTCAAGAATCATCAGCTACTATGTGGAAAAAATCTATTAATCTAAAACTTCCTAGAGCAGTACAGAAAATGGATCTCTACTGTAGCAAAGTAACAATACCAGACAAATCATTTAATCCTGCGGCCAATCGAATATATAATCATCCACAATTTATGCCACAAAATATTATGTATGGATCACTAACAACTGAATTTTATTGTGATGGTACGATGGACATTAAGAATTATTTTGATGCTTGGCAAAAATTAATTTATAATGACTTAACTGGAAACTTTAATTTTTATAATGAATATACTGCTGATTTTGATGTTTTTACTCGTACAACTCTTGCTTCAGGAGCTAAAATTGGTAGTCCGAAAATAGATGAGGGCGAACACCCAACACAACCATGGGCAAAAGATCTTAGTGAAACAATTAAAAAAGGTACAAAGCCATAATATTCTCACTATTTTAATGTTAAATTTTAACCAAGCAAATTTGAAGCCTTTGACATTGGCCCTGTTGTTGTTCCTTGACCTATCGCATCACTCATTGGGCCTGCTAACTCTGGTGGTAGATCTTCTATGAATGGAAATCCATCCTTTTCGTTTCTAAATTCTCCTATTGCAAGATTGATTTGACTACGGTTCCCAACATTACCCATTTTGAAGGTATTCCATTTCTCATATTGCCATGTTACAGAAAAGGTAGCAATGTTCCCCCCACCATCATGACTAAGGGATATTTCTGAAACTATTTGCGGCCAACATTTAAATATTTTGACCCCATAATTTCTTCTAAAATCAACCATTGGTATTTTATTGTCTCCTACTTGTTTGCCATCTCTAGGGCCCTCCCATCCTGTTGCATCATTAAATGCCTTTGTACCTTTTTTAATTGTTT